TTTATCCTCTCTATACTTTAAAACAAAATCCCTAAAGTCAAGAACACCCATAGGGGTAACCATTAACTCGCTGCTTGTGTCTAAGTTATTTGTGATGTCTACTATATCAGAGGTGTAAAAGTCATCACGTGGTTCAATGATTAATTTGTTTGCATCTATCGTGTCAGGAACTGCGTAAAGATTGAACGCCCTAAATAACCAAGTTAAAAAGTCCTTTTGCTTAATTTCTCTTGGTAATGTTGAACTAATATCAATCGTATTGCCTTCTGTATATTTTGAACTTGGTGAACTTTTAAATATACAATTTGAATTTAATGTTATTGAAATTAAAGAAGGATTAAATACGCCTGTATTAGTTGCTAATCTCCAAGATAATTTTACATAAATCTCATCTCCAGATTCAACATTAAATTCTGGACTGCTAAAATTTACACTTTTCGTTACAGAGTTTCCATTAGGCAATAAATTAGCAGTAGTTGCAAATTCATGATGAGACGCTTTAAAACGACTACCTCCTCTATATTGCTCTACATCAAAAACTATTGCTATTGCCGTTAACGCAGGAAATGTTGAACCACTAACATTTGTAATTAAAATATCCCCTTGAAACGCAAAGTTTGTAAAACCCGCAGTTCCTGTATTTATATCTATTTTTTCATTTGCTAAGTCAACACTTGGAACGCTTGTATCTTGAACAATAGTGTCAAATAAATATTTTTTTACATCGCTTGGCCCATTTCTGTTTGTAGTAGTATATGTTACTGAACTTGTATTTTTTACTATAAAGGTTTTATCATTTATTAGATTTTCAGTTGATATAAATGTACCACCTGTAAAAGGCATAATTAACCTTTTAAATATTACGCTATTAAAAAAGTTCGATTCATACCTATAACCCGACTGACTAAATATCTTATCTACTATCTGCTTGATGTAAATAGCAGGGTACATTGACTTTTCTAATTCGTATTCTAACTCGGCTGCTACATTATTAACTAATGTGCTTAATCCATTATCAATTAAGGGATAAACGTAGCCTTCTCCATTTGGATTGCCTCCTACAAAGTTGTTATAAGATACGCCATTTTTGATTATATAATCTGCCCACGAATTAGCTATGTTTGAATAGTTCCAAGTATGGTTGTATTCTGATAGGTCAATCTCTGCCAATTTCTTTTCGCCTAAGTCTTGAAATAGGTTTGCAAGTTTACCAATTATAACTAACTCATATTGAATCTCTTGGTCATTGATTGGAATCTCTGTTAGTTGCAAATAACCACGCATTAAGATTATGCCACTACGAATTACTAATGCCTCTGACTTTAAGTTCACGTTAAAATCGGGAGTGTAATTTGTCGCACTCGTGTTTATTGTAGACCTGTTAAGGTTTTGAATGTTTGAGAATATCTCCCTATTATTTGCAGTAGCAGGAACTCGAATAGGTAAGGTATAATCTGACTTTCTTTTCTCAGGCTCTTTAATATCTATGATTGACTTATTTACTGGAATTGAAATATCATCATATAAATCCAAATCAAAGGTTTTAGTTACTTGACCTGCTGCATATTGGAGAATCTTTATTTCTGTCTGCATCATAACGATTGGCGATAGTTATCAAATGAATACTCAATTGTTAATTGTAGATTAGGTATAGTTTGACCTTGCTCATATTTGCGCTTAACGTAATTGTTAGCCACTACGTTTACAGGCACATAATTACTCGGACTTGTTTCTAACATCACAATAGGACTAAAGACCAATTCCCCTAATGCTGCATACTCGGCATCTGACAATAAATCTGAGTTTAAGATAACGCTTTCACTTAGCTTAGTGTAATATTTAGTTTTGAGCCTATCCGTTTTAGAGTAGCCTAATGCTTGGATTTTCTTAAACTCCTTGTTCTCTATTTGAGTTTGCTCTACGCTTACCAAGTTAAAGTTAAAAGCATCGAATCCACCCAATGAGTTAAGCCAATGCAGTCTGTAAGTTTGGTATTTACTACATGAATTATCTACGTTTAAGGTTTTGCTAAATAGTAAGCTATCTCCCGCATTCCTTATCTCTACTTTATAACTTGCTGCTGAGGTCATAAAACCACTTGCGCCCATAAAGTCTAAGAATGAATCTCCAATGTTTAAAGCAACTATTCCCGATTGTGTGGTATAACTTGAAAAAGAGTTACTAAAGATAGAAACTCCCGCAGCATTATACACGAATAAGTCAACAATAGTTATCTCCCCATTTGGGTCAAAGAATGTCAAGAACCTCTGCTGATTTGGTTTGATTGTTTCCGTATACGAGTTATCGTTTAAACTAACTTGGTTTGATTCGCTTAAAAGTTTACCTGTACTAAATGCAGTTTTAGACCAATCTAAAAAATCGAATATCGCATTGCTGCCTAACTTTGGACTTCCACTTGTTCCATATTGCGCTTGGTTAGCGTAAATTACAGGAACGCCACTTACATTGTCATATATCTCTCCTAATTGAAGCCAATATTTAACCTCGCTATTATTACACTTTACTAAGGCAGTTGAATTAAACGCTCCAAAGTCATAGGTCACGTAATTCTTTACCACATCTGCTACGTTAATTTTGACAGTTCCTACTAAAGGTTGCTTAGGTAGGGTAAGCCTTGTCACTGGATTGCTCTGCCCGCTCACGTTTACATCGCATAAGAACTGATAGTTAGGTTGTGTGCTATTTGAACCGCTCACACCTACTACTATTTCGTTATATACGTTTTGCCAATTGTTTGGATTTTCTATTATTGTTATCATCTCGTCAAGTTAATTTCTACACTTACCATTATTTGTTTGCCTAATTTGTCACCTATTGCACTTGTTATCTTATTTAATTCTGCCTCATCAATAGCGGAATCAATAAAGTAGGTAGGTTTAATTCCATTCTGCTTTACTCCAAATGCTATCGCTGTGGCTCTTTTTCTTTTCTCATCTATTTGAGCCTTTGCCCTTGCTCTCTTGGTTAAGTTCCTTGTTTGTGAGTATCTCGTATCTAATGGAATCCCCTTTTTAGTTATCCACCTCATTAAGTTTTTAACCATTGGTTCGCTTGGGAATCTTGACCTAAAGCTATAAATTGAGCCGTGTTTAGTCTTTAATCCATTTACCCCACTATTTACAAAGAAAGCATAATTATTTCCTTCTATGCCTACGTAATACTCATTTCCCATTACCGAGATAGGAACTGCTACTATTGATTGTTTAAGTTCGCTATCCTTTAAGTTGGCATCGTCTAAGTTGGCTTTGAGTATCTCGCTTAGTTCATTGGCTACATTGAACAAGGCACGACCTAAAACAGTATCGAACTTGATATTCTCAATAGGCACATAATCCTCACCTATCGCCCCTAATAATGCCTCATAATTTGCGCTCACTATCTTCTCTGTCTATTTGGTAACATATCAAATTCAAAAACTCAATTACATTCATATTAAAGAAGTAGTCCCACTTGGTAGCATCTCGGTTTGATAGGTTGTCGATTGTGACAAGGTAACCCCACTTTTTTGCAAATCCTTTACTATCGTCTCCACTTCCGCCAGTAAATAAGTTCCTATATGAGTAGATAATTCTTGTAAGACCTTGCAAAAAAAAACTAAAAATGGTTGCGCATCTTTCATAGTCATATTCTCAAACACCGATTCACTTATCTCCTTATGCCGTTTGCCATCGTAATTAGCAACCTTGCCAAATCGCCAAGTCATTGGTCTAAGGAACACCGCTAAGAATTTATGTAGGTCTTTTTGAACTTCTTTGCTAAATGCTGATGCATCAATGAACTGAGCAGCAGTTATCTTCATTATATCAGTGTCAATCTTATACCACGTATTGCCAATCTTAACTTTGTCTTTAACCCTAAAGCCTCTTATGTTATCCTCGATGTTCTTTAACTCTACTAAGTAATCGGTATAGATTGAGTAGGGAAGGTTTGCAATGTACTCAATAGGCACGTTTAAAATAGTTGCTATTCTACGTTGATTGTATTCTAACTCGCTCTCATAAGGCATCTGAGAAAGTGTACTTACATAGTCTTTTATTTTAAGTCGGTTGAATTCCCTTTGCATATATTTAAATATATTTATTTTGTTTTGTGTAATTTGTTTTGTAAGTTATTGATTATACACGCATTATAGTATACTTGCCTGAGTTACGTTCTTGTAATTTCATTAAAGCTAAATAGCGAGCAGCGTCTATTAAGTGGTTATTAAAGTCTATTGGCTCGTTAAGTGTGTGACCTGCTTTGTCTGTTTTCCATTTATAGGTTCTAAACTCCCTAAGTAGATTCGTTCCTATTAGGTTTAGTTTATACCTCCTTAGAATGTCAATAGAGTTAATAATCGAATCCTTGCCTTTTGCAGTTGGCTTAATATTGTAACCTAACCTATAAACCTCCTCAATACTTTTAGGCTCGGCTGAATCTGCATAAATCTCATCTCTACGCTCCACACCAATTGAACGTAACTTATCTGCTACATCTTGGTTGGTTAAGCCACGCTCGTATATTTCCTCTTTAATGTATAGTTCTTGGTTATACTTGTAAAAAGAAACTATTGCAGTAGGGTCGTTTGAGAATCCCCAGTCTAATCCGTATCCCATAAAAGTTGCATCTTGTGGAATTGCATAACCCTCTGTAAAGTTATTAAAGACTAAACCTTTTAATTGCCCTCTTTGACCTAAACCAAATATCTTCCAATACTCAGGGTCGGCAAGTTCTAATTGTTCAATCTCTTTTTTAAGTGAATCTGGCAAATGCGGATTGTCCTTGTAAGTGGTTATTAGCAACTTAGCATCATCTCTCGGAATTACTTGCTCATAAATCCAATGCTCAAAGTCTGATGGGTTATAGTCGATAATTACTTTTCCTGTGGTTCTTAGTAGTAACTGCCTCCAATCCTCTAACTCTAATTCATTGGCTTCATTCGCAAATAGGATGTCACGCTTTCGCCCTCTTATTTTACTTGCATCGTCTACGCTAAAGAACTCAATTAAATTGTCATTGAGCAAATAAGTATTCTCGGTCTTATTGTGGTTAGCCTCTGAGTATAAGTCCGCCTCTTTTAAAATGTCGAAAAAGTCCCTCATTGAAGAAGCCTTTAATGCTGGTAAAGTTTTCCTCACTATTGAATAGGTTAGTCCACTATGTTCTACACAAGTTCTTACTATCCATTGCAAGGCAGAATAAGTCTTTCCTGACCTACTCCCGCCTTGTAATATTGCTATTCTCTTTCGGTCTACCTTAAAGGTTTTATCAATATGTATTAAATTTGGATTAAACCTCATTGTTTTCAATC